GTGACGATTGCTTCAAAAACAAATGCGTCAGGCAACTATTCCACGACAACTGCTGCGTTCCGCGTGCCAGAATCTACGACCAGTCAGCAGTACTTTTCTGAGCTGCTGGCTTACCAAGCGGCTCTATCGGATTCTCAGGTCGCTACGGCAGAGCGTGGCCTTGGCAAAAAGTGGGGGATCGCCGTCGCATGAGATACTTCCGCTGCGAGGCTGGCGACGAGGCTTATGAGCAGGCAAGGCTTGCCCTTGACGCTGCATGGGGCCACCCCAACACAGAGACACGCACCGTGACGTGCATCGACCCGGCGTCGGTCGCACCACGTGACGCTCAAGATCGCATCGTACTGGCTGTGAATGACGAGTTTGTGCAGTACCCGGCAGCATCGCAGATGCTGGGCTACATGCTAGGCATCGGAGCCGCTGTGGAGATCACGGCGGCTGAGTACGCAGCAGCGGTGAACGCTAGGCCCTAACTGCAAGACGTACGGGATTTCTCTATACGCTGAGACTCAGGCCACGATGCGGGCCAGACCCGAGCCTCGGAGATAGACCATGAGCCATGTGAAGATCAAGCGGTACGAGCGTGACGTGAGCATCGTGCTGCACAGCACCACCACTCTGGCCACCACGCTCAGGCTGGACGATATGGCTGGCGGTGTGGTGTCGCTTGGCACCATGAGCACCAACGCCACCACGCTGCAGACGTGGGGCGGCACCGCAGTTGATGGTGCGTTCCGCCGCATGTACGGGGCAGACGGCTCAGCGGCCGACATCACGCTGGCCCCCTCGAGCACGGACGGCAGGATCTACGCCCTGCCTGATGCGGTCTTCGCCGTGTCGTTCTTGAAGATCGTCTCGGCCACCACGAACAGCACAGGCACTCTCGGCATCGTCAGCCTGAAGAGCTAATGCCCCAACGCATCCCATGCCACAGGCCGCTGCGTCTGCGTGCGTCCCGCCCACAGCGAGACGAGAGCACCAGGCCCAACGCGGCAGCCCGTGGCTATTGCTCAGTGGCCTGGCGTCGGCTGAGGCAGGCAGCCTTAATCCGTGACGCATGGCAGTGCCAGGACTGCGGACGCCTGTGCACCGACAAGCGTGAAGCCCAGGTAGACCACATCGTGCCGAAGTCCAAGGGTGGGGCCGACGAGCTCGGCAACCTGCGGACGCTGTGCATCAGGTGCCACGCACGCAAGACGAACGCTGAGCGCGGCGAGGGGGAGGGTGGTCGCTGCCATACCGGCAGCGTCTGAGGAAAACCCGATGTTTCCCTCGCGCGTGCGCGTCCGCAGATTTCCGCAGCGTTTTTGAGGTGGCCCGATGAAGCGAGGACCGAAGCCGATGCCGGAGGCCGCCAAGCGGCTGGCTGGCAACCGTGGCAAGCGAAAGATCCGGCCGGATCTGCCGGCACCGCCAGGCGTTCCCCCGATGCCGGCTCGGCTGTTGGTCGAACCGCTCGCCGTCGAGAAGTGGAACGAGTTCGTGCCGATCCTGTCTGGCCTCGGCACGCTGACGACTGCTGACGGCGAGGCGTTGGCCACTTTGTGCGAGGTGTACGCTGCCACGCAGGCGTGCCTGATGGAGCTCCGAGCCAGTGGTCCGGTGATGCACACCGACCTGGGCGGCGTGAAGCCCAACCCGGCCGGGCCCTTGTATCGTGGATTAGTGAGCCTGCAGGCGTCGCTAATGGGCGAGTTTGGGTTGACACCAACCAGCAGGACTCGGCTCGGTGCCAAGGAAGAAAAGCCAACCGACGAAGTCGAAGAGTTCTTCAAGCTCCACGGTGCCTGATCTCTGCGAAGAAGGGCAGCGGCGTTACCGCCGTGTCGTTCATTTCTTCGAGAACATCCTGCGGCACAGCAAGGGGCAGAACGCCGGCAAGCCGTTCAAGCTCCTGCCGTGGCAGCACCACGTCATGCGTGAGCTCTTTGGCCGACTCACGTCAGAGGGCATCCGCCAGCATCGAGTTGGGTACATCGAGCTACCCAAGAAGCAGGGCAAGAGCACCACGCTGGCCGGCATCGCTCTGTACATGACGGCGTTTGACTCCGAGCCGGGCGCCGAGGTCTACGGTGCGGCCTGCGACCGAGAGCAGGCGGGCATCATCTACCGTGAGGCGGCTTCGATGGTGCGAGCGTCGCCGGCTCTCAGCAAGCACCTTGAGGTGATCGACAGCCGCAAGACCATCATTCACAAGGCCAGCAACTCGTTCTACCGGGTGCTCTCGGCCGATGCGTTTCGGGCCGAGGGTCTGAACATCCACGCCCTGCTGTTTGACGAGCTCCACGCTCAGCGTGACCGGCGGCTATGGGACGCACTGCGGTACGGCGGTGCGGCTCGCCGGTCGCCGCTTCTGCTGTCGATCACTACGGCCGGCTACGACCGCAAGAGTATCTGCTGGGAGCAGCACGCATACGCCGAGCGGTGCATTGCGGACCCGTCTGTGGACCCGGCCTTCTTTGGGTGCATCTACGCCGCCTCGCCCGAGGACGATTGGAAAGACCCGAAGACGTGGCACAAGGCCAACCCGTCGCTGGGCGAAACGATCACGGTGGAGTCGTTCGCAGCCGACGCCCGTGAGGCCGAGCAGTCGCCGTCCAAGCTGAATAGCTTCTTGCGATACCGGCTGAACGTCTGGACGACGCAGGACGTGCGGTGGCTGTCGCCCGATGCGTGGGCGAAGTGCGGCGGCCAGTTGCGTGACGAGCTCGAGAAGCGTGAGTGGTACGCCGGGCTGGACTTGGCCAGCACCACGGACTTGTCGGCGCTTGTGCTCGTGAGCCAGGCCGACGACGGCACCTTCGACGTTCTGCCGTATTTCTGGGTGCCAGAGGTGAACGCAGCCGAGCGGACGCAGCGGGACAAGGTGGACTACATCGGCTGGATCCGTGACGGCTACATCCGAACCACTGACGGAAACGTTACGGACTACGAGGTGATCCGGCGAGACATTCTTGAGCTTTCCCAAAAGTTCAATATCCGGCAGGTGGGTATCGACAGATGGAACGCCACCATGCTCGCTACCGCCCTGCAAGGGGATGGGGTGAATGTGACAGGATTTGGTCAGGGCTACGCCTCAATGTCGAGCCCTGCAAAGCAGCTGGAGAACCTCGTGCTCTCGGAAAAGATCCGGCACGGCGGCCACCCAGTGCTGTCGTGGATGGCGGCGAACGTGGCGACACAGAGCGATTACGCCGGAAACATCAAGCCGAGCAAGCAGAAGTCAACGGAGCGGATTGACGGAATCGTGAGCCTCGTGATGGCACTTGGGCTCCACGCTACGGCGACTGCAAAGCCAGCAGACCAGTCCTGGGACATCATCACGCTATGAGCGAGACAGCCACCAACGACTACCGGATGCACGAGCTCCGTGGCATCGACTGGAGCGAGATGGGCGGTGGCCGCACGTCTTCGGGCATCCGGGTGAACGCCGACACGTCGATGGCCTGCTCGGCCTACACGGCGTGCATCCGTGTCATATCGGATTCGGTATCGTCGCTGCCGCTGCACCTGTACGAGCGGGTGACGACGGGCGGCAAGCGTAAGGTGCCCGAGCATCCGCTGTACCGCCTGCTGCACACGCAGCCAAATCCGTGGCAGACGGCTCAGGAGTTTCGGGATTGGATGACCGGGCTCTACCTGCACTACGGCGCGTCGTACGCCGAGAAGCGGCCCGGCCCCCGTGGCACGGTCGGCGAGCTCTGGCCGCTGCACACGTCACGCATGGAGGAGGAGCGGATAGAGAACGGCCAGATTCGCTACCTCTACCGTGAGCCGGATGGCCGGCAGACGGTGTACCGCCAAGAGCAGATCTTCGCCCTGCGGTACACGACGAGCGACGGCATCCATCCGATTCCGACGTACCGGCTGTTTCAGAACGCCATCGGCCTGGCTCAGGCGTTGGAGGCTCACGGGGCAACGTACTTCGGAAACGGTGCCCGGCCTGGCATCGTGCTGGAGTCCGACAACCCAATTCCCGTAGAGGCTGCCGAGCGTCTGCGTGAGCAGTGGGAGCGGATGCACCGTGGTGCGGATCGAGCCCACCGCACTGCGATCCTCCCCAACGGCGTGAAGGCCCACGAGCTCTCGCAGAGCAACGAGGCGGCGCAGTTCTTGGAGACTCGCCAATACCAAGTCATTGAGATCTGCCGGGCGTTTCGTGTGCCTCCACACATGATCCAGAGCCTGGAACGCAGTACATACAACAACATTGAAGTGCAGGGCACCGAGTTCGTGCAGCACTGCCTGCTGCCGCATCTCAAGCGGTGGGAAGCGGCCATTGCTCGTGACCTGATCGACGACGACGAGACGTACTTTGCCGAGCACAACGTAAGCGGCCTGCTGCGTGGCGATCATGCGAGCCGCTCGGCCTACTACGTCTCGGCGATCCAGAACGGGTGGATGAGCATCAACGAAGTGCGTGAGATGGAGAACCTGAACCCGCTCGGCCCCGAGGGCGACAAGCACTTCATTCAGCTGAACATGACCACGCTGGAGAAGGCTGGCGAGGAGCCGCCTGCACCGGAGCCGGTGGCCGAGCCGCCGGTGGTGGTCGAAGCCGAGGACAGCCCGGCCGACGAGCTCGAGGACGACGCCGAACCAGAGGAGCAGACCGATGGAGATTGAACGCCGGTGCCTTGCATTTGACGAGGTGCCCGAGGCCGACCTGACGCTGGAGACTCGTGCCAACGGCATGCAGGTCATCGCCGGGTACGCTGCGGTGTACAACCGCCTCAGCCTGCCGCTGCGTGAAGGCTCCACGGAGTTTCGTGAAGTCATTCTGCCGGGTGCGTTCGACAAGATCCTCAGCCGGCAACGTGGCAAGCAGGACACGGTGGCCCTGCTCAACCACAACTCTGACCTGATTCTCGGCCGCACGTCGTCTGGCACGCTCGAGCTCGCCAGCGACGGCAAGGGGCTGCGGATGGAGATTGTGCCGCCTGACACTCAGGTGGGCCGTGACACTCTTGAGCTCGTGCGTCGTCGTGATCTGCGTGGGGCGTCGTTTGCGTTCACTCTCGACTTGCGCTCTGGCGAGCAGTGGACCAAGGACGACGAAGGCCCGATCCGCCAGATTCGTGAGGTGCGGCAACTCTACGACGTTTCCGTAGTGCTCACGCCCGCCTATCCGGCAAGCAGCGTCGGCGTGGCCATGCGTTCCTATGAGGCATGGCTGGCGTCACAGGGCGAGCCAGCGGCCCCGCCTGCCGTGCGTTCGGCCATGCGTGGCGTCGCCCAGGCGTGGGCCGCCATGCTGAGGCTCCGCAATGTCTGAGGCCCGCTGCACCTGCGGCGAGAAGTTGCGGTGCCGCTCTAGTCGTGCCTGCGGCGACGAACGGCAGCGGTATCTGCGTTGCCCACGGTGCGGTGCTCGTGCGGTGGCGTTTGTCAAAACAACAGTTTCTCAAATGAGGTTCTGCAAGAGGCCGGGTGCGTAGCGGCACAGTGGACTCCATCGGCAATCACGCCGCTGGAGATCACACATGGACCGCCTCTCGACTCTTCGCGCCGAAGCCAACGACGTTGCCGAGCGGATCGACTCGCTCACGGCCCTGCAGACCGACAACCAGGCTGATCTCGAGTCCCGTGATGCGGAGCTCACCGGCCTGACCGAGCGGGCCCAGAAGCTCGCCGCCTCGATCGACTTCGAGGTCAAGGTGGTCGAGTCGGCCAAGAATCTCCGCAGCGTTGCCGAGCGTTGCTCGCCGGCCCCCGAGGTGCGTGCGGTCGAGAATCGCATCGAGCCGGTGCGGGACGGCCGCAAGCTCAAGGCGTTCCGCTCGCACGAGACGGCGTACCGTTTCGGCATGTGGCTGCGTGCCAAGTTCGCCGGCGACGACAACGCCCGGCGGTGGTGTGCTGACCACGGCGTCGAGAGCCGCACGATGGTCGAAGGCGTCAACAGCACCGGCGGGTTCAGCGTGCCGGACGAAGTCGCTGGGGAACTTCTGCGCAACGTCGAGACCTATGGAGTGGCCCCCACGGCCCTCCAGAACTTCTCGATGGCGTCGGACACGCTGATGATCCCGAAGCGGCTCACCGGCGTCACCGGTGCGTGGCTCGGCGAAGGCAGCGAGTTCACCTACAGCGACATGACCGGCACGCAGGTGCAGCTGGTCGCTCAGAAGTTCGGCGTGGCCACGAAGATCAGCAACGAGCTGTGGGCCGACGGCGTGGGCATTGCGGACCTGATCGCCCAGGAGCACTCGCTGTCGGTGGCCAAGGCCCTCGACGAAGCGGTCTTCACCGGCACTGGCACCTCGGCCTTCGGCGGCCACCACGGCGTAACGGTCAAGATCGACACCGCCCCGTTCACGGCCAGCGTGGCGACGGCGGCCAGCGGCAACAACTCGTTCGAGACGCTCGACAAGGAAGACTTCCTTGCCGTGCTCGCCAAGTGCCCCCGCTACGCCCTGCCGGGTGCCCGGTGGTACATCTCGCCGGCCGGCTACCACGCTGCGATGCAGCGGCTGGATCTCGGCCAGGGTGGCAACGCCAGCGTGGCACAGGGCTTCGGCCTGACGTTCCTCGGCT